AATAGTAATAATGTAATTGTTTTCCCTAGAGAAAATAAGAATATTAAAAAGATGATTTCTATAGAAGAAATCAATGAAAATGTTGAACAAATGAACCTATATCATATACAGGAGACTATAACTAATCTTATACCAATTATTTTTACTCAACTTGAAATTGCTGGGTTTTATCCAGATGAAGAAGATCTAGAAGACGATATTAGAGATGGAGCTTTCTTTGTAGAAGCTTTAAGATCTATGCTTTGTAAACACTATGATATATATCATCCTCTTCAAAGAGTTACTGAACAATTATTTGAAGAAGATGAATCTGAAGATGGTTCTCTAAAGATAGTAGACGAATTACACGTAAACTTGAGAGAAGACAAAAGCGAGGAATAAAGTGATTATTGTTGATTTGAATCAGGTTATGTTATCTAACCTGATGGTTCAGCTGGGAAACCATCTGAATGCAAAAGTTGAAGAAAATATGGTAAGACATATGGTATTAAATTCCATTAGATCTTACAAACAAAAATTCACAGCCGATTATGGTGAACTGATCATCGCCTGTGATAATACCAATTATTGGCGTAAACAGTTATTTCCATACTATAAGGCCAATCGTAAAAAATCAATCTCAGAGTCAGAACTAAACTGGAAAGACATCTTTGAGTGTATGAATAAGATTCGTGCAGAACTCAAAGAATTCTTTCCATATCGGGTAATTGATGTGGAATCAGCAGAAGCTGATGACATTATTGGCACATTGGTTGGTGAATTCGGCCAATATATAAATACTGGTACAAAGATCCTCATTCTCTCGGGAGATAAAGATTTTATTCAGTTGCATCGTTTTAATAATGTTAATCAATATGATCCAGTCAGAAAGAAATGGATTAAACATGACGATCCGGATAGGTTCTTAAGTGAGCATATCATGAAAGGAGATACAGGTGATGGTGTTCCAAATGTACTATCAGATGATAATTGCTTTGTCATTGGTACAAGACAGAAACCACTAACGGCAAAAAGAATGGAACAGCTATTAATTAGTATTCCTGTAAAAGATTGTGACGAGAAGACATATCGTAATTTTTGTCGTAATAGGCAACTCATAGATCTTAACTATATTCCAAACGAAATTAAAGAAAAAGTATTAATTCAGTATAATGAACAGATCGGTAAAGATCGTTCAAAACTGATGAATTATTTTATGGTAAACAAATTAAAAAATCTAACTGAATATATCAGTGAGTTTTAAGGAGAAAACAATGCAGATTGGATTGTATGAATTTTTAGAAAAGGTATCAAAATTAAAGAAGACACAAGAGAAGATTGATGCTATTAAATATAATGATAGTGTTCCTCTTCGTATTATTCTTCAAGGTGCATTTGATCCAAGTGTAGTATGGCTATTACCACCAGGAACTCCACCATATAAGCCAAACGAATTAGTAGATCAACAACATGTTCTAATTAAAGAATGTGAAAAGCTTCGTTACTACATTAAAGGATTTCACGATAGTCTTGCTCAGACAAAAAGAGAGACTATGTTTATTGAGTTACTCGAGAGAGTAGATCCTAATGATGCTAAACTTCTTTGCGCTATTAAGGATAAGAAGATGCCGTTTAACGGTATTACTCTACAACATGTTAAAGAAGGTCTACCGGGGTTAATTGCATAATGAGTAAGATGACAATTAAGAAATTTCGTAAAAATGATTATTCACACGAAGAAGACGAATACCGTCATGCTCCAAGCGAATACTTGAAAAAGAGAAAAGAAAAAAGAGTTGAACACGCTCTTCGTACAAAAAACATCGATGAGCTGCTCGAGGCGGAAGATGATTATGATTATGATATCGAAGATAATAACTGGAAATACTGATGCCTACTTATAAGTTTATAAACAATGATACAGGTGAAGAGTATGAGGAGTTCATGAAGATCTCCGAACTTGATTCGTATTTGGAATCAAATCCAAATGTTACTCAACAAATAACGGCTCCTGCACTTTCTTCTGGCAGAGGAATGGTTAAACCAGATTCTGGATTCCGTGACGTGCTTAAACAAATAAAGAAGAATGCTAATAAAGGAATTACAAGGAGCACTATTAATACTTTTTAAGGGGAATAATGGAAGAAGAATCAAGAACAAGAAGATTAACTCGTAGAGAGAAAAGACTTCTTCGCCAAGGACACCAACAAAAAGAGAATTTTCAAGAAAAGGTAAACTTTAAACTTAAACACATCGATCCACTTACCGAAAACCAGAAACTCACATTTCAGGCTTATAACCAAGGCAAACACCTTATGCTTCTTGGTTCAGCCGGTTCTGGTAAGACATTTCTATCAACATATCTTGCTCTTAAAGAAGTTCTGAATGGGTCTGAAGAATATAAGAAAATATATATCTGTAGATCTGCTGAACCTTCAAAAAATGTTGGGTTTCTTCCAGGAAATCTAAAAGAAAAGACTAAAGTATATGAAGCTCCCTACCAAGCTATATTCACGGAGTTATTTGGTAGAGGTGATGCCTATGATTACATGAAGAATAAGAATATTGTAGAGTTTATATCTACTTCTTATATTCGTGGTATTACCCTTGAAAACTGTGTTGTTATTGTTGACGAAACACAAAATTTGATATGGAATGAGGCATATGCCACTGCAACTCGTATTGGTAAGAACTGCAGAATTATATTCTGTGGCGACTACCGTCAGAGTGATATTAGAAATACTTATAGAGAAGACAATAGAAAAGAAGATATTCTTAAATTCATTGAAGTTATTAAAAGAATGAAATCATTTGCCATGGTTGAATTTACTCATGATGATATTGTTAGATCTGATATTGTCAAAGAGTTCATTATAACTGTAGAAAACTTAGGTTATTAATTTGGCAAATACTTATTTTGTTCCTTCTTACTGGCCATCTATTGCTTATGGAAAGATTAATTCATTTACATATAAAGCAGTAGATGGCTCAATGCCAGATATAGTGGCATATTTTCTTTTATCTGATGATAAGAAAGATATGCTCTATGTTGAGTATAATGCTGCTATGCAGTGGCAAGATACTTGGTATATGAGACACATTCCTGGTCAAGGTATTATGGAATGGAGAGATGATTATCCTAAAGGTGGTCTATTTGGTACACGTAAGAAAGTAGTAATGAATCCTGGTATTGGTTGGGGTGAATGGGCAACTATAGGAAGCTTCTATCAGAATAGACCTAAAATGGATCCATTATCTTGTAATCCTCCAGCATTCCAAACAGGAATCCAGACTGTCATTTGGGAATCATGGTTACCAGAATTTACTCTTTCAAATGGTGATAAATATGAAGATATTCTTACAATAGTTTATCAACAATCATGGGGTAGTAAAACTACCGGTGCACGTTATTTCTTAGCAAAAGGAATTGGTCCTATTGCTCTTCAGTGGATTGCTCCTAATCCTAATAAGCCTGGTAATTTTATTGTTACCGCTAGGATGGATGCGAAATATACGGTGATTAATGGCTATCAGAAAGATATTCAAGCATAACTTAGTTCCTGAAGTTGATTTGACTACAGAGAACACTGAAAATGGAAGATTTTATGTGTTACCGGATGGAAGTAGATTTCGTTCGGTAACAACTGTATTAAGTGAAAAACTTGATAAAACTGCTCTTATTGAGTGGAGAAATAGAGTTGGACACGAACAGGCTAATAAGATATCTACTCAAGCTGCGAGAAGAGGAACAGCGGTCCATACTCTTGCAGAACGATACGTTCGAAACGAACAGAATCACCTTAGAGACTCTATGCCTTCTGGCATCGATTCTTTTAATTCTCTACAGCCTCTTCTCGATAAGCATGTAGATAATATCTTAGGTATAGAACTACCTCTATATTCAGTGGTGCTTAAGACGGCTGGAAGATGCGATCTTATCGCAGAGTTCGATGGGGTCCCTTCAGTCATAGACTTCAAGACGTCTCGTAAGTTGAAGAAAGAAGAGTGGATCGAGTCCTACTTCTTACAGACAACAGTGTACTCGATGATGTTCGAGTGGATCTATAAGATTGCTATTCCACAGATAGCAATAATGATAGCCGTGGATCATGAAGAGCCACAGCTGTTTGTTAAAAAACGATCTGAGTATGTCGAAAAAGTAATAGAGATATTTACTACTTAACTTCGTGTTTTTCCATATCTCTGAGAAGATGAAAGTCTTTCTCATCTTTATAGGGTGTCATGTCTAAGTCGGCTGGCACCTTTTGTAGTTTCTCATGTGCGCAACCCTTGATGAACTTGTTATAGTGCTTCTCGTATGCACTCCATTCTAGTCCACTTTTAGCGACAGCTTCTTTTTCCTGCTCCATAGCGATATGATGCGCGTGTTGATAGTCTAAATTAAATAGGTCTATTAATACTTTCTCAGTTCTCTCATGAACGATGAGATATGGCTCAATATCATGTTCATCTTTCATCTTTAATAGATGTCTATCGATATATATCGTCTTACCATCTTTTGAATAGCCTGCGACGTATGGCACGTCATGATTTCTATCAATCTTGACTTTTTCTGCCATACGCTGCTTAAACTTAGGATCATTTATGTATTTGTGAATCGAGAATGAATGCATCGCTTAAATCTTCTAGTGTTTTTATATTAGAATCTCTTTCTAATATCTTAAATAGTTCATGATCGTCTTTGATCCAGTTCTCTCCATTCCACCATTCAAATCCACCAAAGTTCATCTTATAGATAGAATTAAGACCGTACACTGGACCGATGTAGAGATATTTATAACCGAGAGATTTAGCAGCTTCTATCTCAAAGTCGACTAGATATTTACCAATAGAAGCTCTAGGTTCTGAATAGTCCCAGACGGTAAACTGACTTTCTATTCCGCCGTCATACTTTACCATCTTAGTGTATGCGACTAACTCACCGTCTTTATTGTATACAAATACTCCAGAACTTCTCTCCATATCTCTTTCTAATGGATAGAACTTCTTAAACTTCTTAATCTCTAAAAATCTGTTATATACTTTTATTACAGAATCGTCTATCTCAAATTTATCTTTGTACTCAAAAGAATAATTCTTTACTTTCTTTCTAGAACTTGAAGAATTAATCTGGTATGTATATTCGTCTATTGAAATTCTTGATGATCTGCAAGTATACCAAGTATTGTCGTATATCAGCCAGCCTTTTTCAAGGGCTTCTGACTCTTTTGATGTTTCTAAATCAAGTGAAAGTTTGACAAGCTGTAAGTCTAGATCTTCCTGATCGCCGAAGAAATGGCTTATCTTTGTTTTCATCGATCCTTTCTCTGTTGAATTGACATAATCTGTTCAACAGAGACAATTCTAATACGCACAATGCTTATTATTTATACAAAAAGAAGGCTGGCACTTGATTCACACCAGAGGTACCAGCCATATTAATACTATTTATATAGTATGATTATTTTACAAAATGACCATTTACAACAACAACTTTACCATCTACTTCTAGTAGAATAGGATTAATTGCTTTACTTGCTGCTTTAGTGGTTGTCGGAGTAGCATTAACAGCCTGACAGATTATCTGTGCAATCTGAGCTGCCGTTAGTACCTGTGAAGAAGCATTTAGAACTTGAGCAATTGTAGTCGCAGCAGGAACAAACCCACAAGCTGTCTTTGTAACAGCTGCAACATCATTAACAACAGTTGTAGTCGTTGATACAATTGTACCTGTTGATGGTGCATTACAACCAGCAACGGCCAGTCCTAGAGCACCCGCTGTTAGCAGCGCAATATATTTTCTCATATCATTCTCCTTGATTATTTGGAACCCAACCATATAGCATATCCCAGTGATATCCAGGAACTTCGTATGGCTGAGCGGGATGCGTATGTTTAGATAAAAATATTAAAAATTCTATAACTCCAACCGCTAAAGCGGCCTGTGGCACAAATGGAGCAATTATCTTTGCTACATCTTCTGCTGTAGTTAATACATCTAGTTGTTCGTCTTTATTTTCGATTATCTTTACTAAACTAGACCAATCGATATCTTTTACAAGCTCTAATGCTTGAATAATCTGGCTCATTGTTACTGAGCCAGATGGAATATGAAGAGCGCCTTTATGCTCTGATAAATTATTTACAATATATTGGGTCATTTACTTCTTTTTTGTAACTGGTTTTGTGACCGGCTTTGGTGGTTCAGTATATAAAGCCTCTTTAACAGTAGTGGTCTGTGTGATAACACGCATTACCGCCATAAGAAGCGCAGATCCAAGAGCGACCCAAGAAGCTGAATTTGGATGATTGACAAGTGAAGCCCAATCAGTCTGAGCTAAAACACCAAAAACTGCAAGCAGAATTGCAGCAAGATATGTCTTATAACCATTTAACATAATATTATCTCCTTAAATGATAAAATCCACCTCACGTGGATATGCTATTTATATAGACAAAGCTTCTGTCTTCGTCTGTAGAAAATACTACCTTTTTAATCTTAAAGTGACTTATAGCCTGTTTACATCCGGAACATGGCTCTGAATATCCATCGACCCAGTCGATAGAATCTTTTGAAAACTTCTTAACCCTGTAGATATATAGAGTCGCTTTAGACAACTCATCTGCATCTACGTGTCTCAGCGCGTTGATGATACAGTCGACCTCAGCGTGCTTGAAGATGGCGTCTATGTTCTTAGCAAATTTCTTTTGAAGAGGGTGTGATTTAATAGAATTTTGACCGATAGAAACAATATCATTACGTATGACTAAACTCGCAGCTAGTCTTGCTCTGTGCTGCGAGTTATTATTCTGTATGGCCATTCTACGGGTAAAAGCCATAAATTTTTCATCACGAGAATTAATCATTTTAATTCATGCTTGAGAAAACGTGTAGATCCCCTGCGATAAATCCAATAACTATAGTTATAAGAAAGAACATGACAACTCTAAATATTGCCTGTCTTCTGAGAATTTCTTTACTCATATAGATACCTTAGTGGTGCTGCCGGCAAGAATCGAACTCGCGACATCCTGATTACTAATCAGGTGCTCTACCAACTGAGCTACGACAGCTTGATTATTAATAACAAACTCTCACATATAGATAGTCTACTATAATCCCATATACAGGATCTACTATAGGTTGAGCCTTCTGCATACGACAAGATGGTACATATCTTGGATATATTCCTGCTGGAACAGCAGGCACCGGGTATGGTTGTGGAACAGGTACTGGAACTGGTACTTCTTTTACAATGGTTCTATTCTTGACTATAGTCTTTCGCTCTACTACGCGCCGGTTATCTATGTAGTTATACTGATCAATATCCGGATCGATCATTATGTCTCCATTAGCCATTGCGTCTGAAGCGATAGAAACGAGACACAAAAGAGTCAAGAATAACTTCTTCATCTTACCACCCGTAGTAGCCGCCGTAAGGATAACCATAGCTGTAGCCATAAACAGGACGTCCATAGTAACCACCATATGGGTAATAACCACCGCCGTAGTAGCCACCACCGTTAGCGATCGCTCCACCGATAATACCACCAAGAAGTGCAGCACCAGCACCAATACCTAAAGCTGCGCCATAACCGCCATAACCATATCCACCGTAGTAACCACCATAACCACCACGCCACCAAGCATTAGCCGGCGCGATTGCAGCAAGTGAGATACCAAGAACTGTTAGTAGTGTAATAGCTTTATTTTTCATATTTCTCTCCATAAATTGTGGGTTAACCATGACCCACACGGATCTATTAAGCGATCAATCTTGATGGCTCCCCGAGAAGGACTCGAACCTCCGACCCGAGCATTAACAGTGCTCTGCTCTACCAGCTGAGCTATCGGGGAATAGCTATTAGCAGAAACCTGCTGAGATAGCCTTATAACCAGCAGCAACTACTTTGCGTGAAGGTGTACCAATACGATATTTAGTAAGTGTCTCACCCTTTGAATTCTTACGCTCATTCAAATACACTGCATAACCAAGATTTGAACGAATATAGTGAATAGCTGCAGTAACATTAGCGATACCAAAACGCGCACGGATCTGAGCAGATGTAAGTTCTTCACCGTTCTTGAGTGCATTAACAAGAGCATTAGTCTTAGTCATTATCAATTTCTCCATTTTATATTTAACCCCTACGTGATAGGGTACCAATTTTAGTTAGATCATCAGAAGGTGATAATAGTTGTAAACCACCTTTATTATAGAGTGGCATCACGCGTGACGCTTTCTCTAAGATAGCCTCTCTGACTTCAGGCTTTTCTTTATGAAGGTTGACCATAACACCACGCTTAGCGCAAGAAGAAGCATTACCTGACAATCCTGCGGAAACGTAGTCACTACGATCTACCTTCATAGAATCATTATATACTGATTTCCAGTTTTTGTCAACTGTTTTCTTTAACTTGATTTGTTCTGGATGTACACCATTCTTAAGAAGCCACTGATCATGCTTAGAGACTAAAGACTTCGAAGATTTAGATTTCTTAGTACGTTTTTTTGAGTTGGTAGTAGTATACCAAGGACCTAAGAGGTGCATAGACATATCAATCTCCAGACTATAGATTTATTATAACATATTTCTGGAAAAAGTAAAATAAATCAAACTTCAGAGGCTTCTATTTCTGGTTCTTCTCTTTTGGTATCTACGATGATATACTCTGCATCTTTGTCTATCTGAGCATGCGCTTCTAGAAGTTCTCTCACTTTATAGAGTCTATCTAGAGTATCGTTAAGTGTATTCAATACAACTTTGTCTGCAAGACCATTCTGAATATCTATGATAGCACCATCTAGATTCATATCTATACTATAGTCGATTTGATATTTAATAAACTTATCATTTTCTTCATCATATTTTTCTCTGACAGAAGAAGGAGGAAAAAGAATATCTTTAATCTCTTCTAGTCTCTGCTCTGCTGGGGTATTGATCTTTTTCTTCACAGTAAATCCAAACATAATATAGTATCTCCATTATATAGTTCGTTTGCGTCCAATCTGATATTTTGCTTCTAGCGTCCACTCATTCTTTTCTTTGTAGTTTAATACTTTGATTTGATTCATTGGAGCGATAGGATCTTTAATGACTTCTGGGTTTACTATCTTTAGTAGTCCCCAGTCTTGAAGAAGTTCGGCGATCTTATTTCTGCGGCCTATATCTTCGTCTGAGAAGTTAGACGGCTTTCCATCGATTATAAACATCTCTTTAAAATGGACGATATAATAATGTCCTTGTTTATGGAATATATGACAGGATTGATATAATTTATTCTCTTTACGAGAAGCCACACCAATTCTAGTTAGAGTTTCTTTGATCTTTAAAAAAGACTCTTCTCCGTCAATTTTTACTTCAACTAAAGAATCTAAAATATCATTCATTATTTCACCCTTTTTATTATTATTATCAATGATATTTATATAATCATCTTTTTAATCATTTGATGACATTATGTGCATAATATATTGTATTTGTTTCTTGTTTAACAGTTTTAATACCTCTTTTGCCTTAGACTCACTATATTGATAGTATCTCTGCACAGCATCTAAAGCCGCAGACTTATCCTTTTTATTCCATTTGGCATATCTTTTACACTTACGTATTATATTAAAATAGTAGTCGTGCTGGAGCTGTTTATCCAAATGACTATTCATATTTAGTTCATTTGAATAGAATATGGTATCAGAGAAATATGAGAAATGCTTATTTGCTATAAATGGAAGATAATCACCCTCATTTTCCAATAAGTTTTTCTTATTATATGACAGGTCATTTATTATATCAAATGGGTTCATTGATATATACCCTCAAGCATGACTTCAGCAAAAAAAGACATTAGATTAATTTCTTGATCTGCCACAAACGCCGCCTGATACTGATATTTACCTATCAACATAACTAGTGCTGGAATGAACTGTGGTTTGACGTCTTCTAGAGAGGTGTCGTATATCTTTCTAAATAACTCATTGACGTTTGAATCTAGATTCTCAGATACCCATTTACGGACCTCAGTATAATTTTTATCTTTAATTAGAGAAACTAAAGACTTGATCGATACTTCTTGCAGATTGGTCAGAATACCCGTGTCTATTTTTCCAATAGCAGAATATCTCTGTAACTCATTTAATATTCTTCTGCAATCTGGAAAGTGTTTATTGATTACTTCAGCTACTACTTTTTGATCAAACTCGATATTCTCGTTAGTAAGAATGCCACATACTCTTTTAAAGAACTGTGTAGCGAGCTTTGCTATATCTTTCTTAGTTATTTTAAATTCTATGACAGAGCATCTTGAATGCAGGGGTTCAATGATACGGTTCTTGTAGTTACATGTAAGGATAAAGCCGCAGTTTGAAGAGAATTCTTCCATAAAATTGCGCAGGGCAGGTTGTGTCGAATTCGCGTTGATATAGTCTGCTTCGTCAAGAATGATATATTTCCTTCCTCCAGATAAGGATATCGAAGAGGCGAAATTGAGTATCTCAGTACGGAGTGTGTCGATATTCCCATTCATAGACCCATTGATGACGATATAATCACAACCGAGCTGTTCAAGCATGGCGCGCGCGACAGTCGTCTTTCCTACGCCCGCTGATCCGGATAATATTAGATTTGGAATATTCTTCTGATCCACGAACTGTTGAAACGTTGCTTTTAGTTGTGGTGTAAGAATAGTCTCATCTATAGTTTTAGGGCGATATTTCTCTACCCAGAGAAATTCATCATTCATTATATACACCTCATCATAATAAAATAAGGGGGAACTAGTCCCCCTTTATCAAAAAGTGGAACCAGCTTCGATAGCGATAAAATATTCTACTTTATCGTTATAGAACTTTGATATTCCTTTAGAACAAATGTCGATGGTATAATCGCCAGGTAAGATTTTAATATTTTCAGGTTTGAAGATGGCGCGGAAGTTTTTATCGGTGTTTCCAATTTCTACGGAGTAAAAATCACCAGATGGGTTTTTACTGTCTGCAGCTTGGAGATAAACCTTACCATCTTTGCCAGTAATTAGAATCTCTGATACTTCTAGAATACCAAGTGCCTTTTCTACCGTTTTAATATTTTCGTTAGTGATATTAACAGATACGTCAACACTTGGTAGTTTAAGATCCTTTTCTGGCGGCTTGATGATAGTTGATTCTTCTGAATAGGTAAGCTGGATGCTGCGGTTACCATCAGAAACGTTTAGACTATTATCACCAAACTCAACGTCTGGATTATCAAATAGACTTAGAGTAGAGATAAACTTACTCAGATTATATACTGCAAATCTTTTTGGAAAGTTAGTCTCTACTGTAGCTTTTGCTTTAATCGTTTTTGCGCTTGAGATAGTCTCTAACACGCTTCCCTCTTTAATAACGATAGAGGGATTGATGTTAGAGAAATTCTTAAGCACCGTCACTGTATTAGATTCAATCTTCATAATATAATATTCCTTTCAATTACTTCTTTTTCTTACCACCAAGTTTTGAAGGATCAGCTGTAGCTGAAGCTCCGACAGAAGCGATATCCGCAAGAGAGCCACCAAAGATATAAGTACCAACATGCTGTAGGACCATCCAAGGGCAGAACCAAGTGGTTAGACCAATCTGCTGCGCTTTCTGACAGAACCAGTAGTCTTCTGAAAGATATCGCTTAGAAACTGGATCGACTTCTGCTTGGAAGTACATAAGGATTTCGCGTGAGCCATCAAAGTGCTCAGTGCGAACGTGGTCTGGCTTATATGAGTACTGATCTTTATAAGAGTCGTAGAACTTCTGCATAGCGTTCTTTGTTACCATCATGAAGCCAGTTCCAATCTCAAGAACCTCAACCGGTTCTGAAAGAGGAATGCTCGTCTGATTTCCCTTAGGATTGAATACATAGTCACCTACGAACTTCTCTAGAACGTTTGGATCTTCATCGGCTACACCCTTATCGACAGCGTGCTTGATCTTTTCCCATGAGATACACTTCTTAGGATACGGACCACCGATGATGTCGTACTTCTCATCATTTGCTTGAAGAGCCATAAGAGCGATAACGTCTTGCGGATTAAAGCCGATATCGGAGTCAATAAACATCATGTGTTGTGTATTAGAACGCATGAACTCATCACAGCAGTAGTTTCTTGCGCGAGTGATTAGAGACTCATTAAACAAGAAATAGAACTGTAGAGGAATACCATACTTTGTACATAGAGCAGATAAATCTGCTACCGAACGAGCAAACATACCTGCACACTGTCCACCATACATAGGTGTGGCGACAAACAGACCACGTTCGCGTAGCTTTTCAATTGGGATTTGGATTTCCATATTTTATTCACCTTTCTTGTAATGATCGTTATATAAACACATTAAAATATAATGAAGAGCTTTCATTAAATCATCTTTATTATTACCATTCTTCTTACCATAACGCCAAAGATACTTTAGAGCGGTATTTCTAAAAGTAGGTGTGGCATCATCAAGAGCAATCCAAGCGTCAAAACACTCGATCCTATCTTCTTCTGTCTTGTAGTGCTGCTGATACGTTTTATCTATATATGCTTTAAAATCGGATATGATCTGACCTTCGGCGTATTTATAAAGTGGTTCTAATTTTAGAGAACCGGTTGAAGAAACTGTTACCGACTGTGTAAATGTATCACCATTCTCAAACATATACCCACCATGCGTCACCTTTGTCATCATACCTCCATTAATTAAAAAATTCACTAAGATTACTCTGTCTAGTGTCAGCTAAAACATGTTTTCTATTACTATTATACTGATAAACTAAGCGATTGTCAACAAATTCTCTTTCATCATTAAGTACAGCTTTAACTTCTTTGGCCATATCTACTGCCGTATGAAACGGAACGTTTTGACAAATGTGGTTGTAGTTCTTCTTTGGATCTAGAAGTTCAAAATCTTCAGGTAGACCCATTATAGACATCGCTTCTCTATATGTTATGTATCTGTCTTCATGTGGGTGCGTAAGCATGGTAGGGTAGTGACCGACAAAAGCACCGATGTATTCTTTCGGTACGATAGTACCGCGACGCATGATGTTTTTACCCGATGCGAGCTTGTTAAACATACGATCACACTTACTGACTTCTCTTTCATATCCATTTTCTTCCATCCACGCTCCGACTTGCCTGTAATCATGGCCAAAAGTTTCGATAAGACTCTTCGAATCATAGCTTCTCACAGATATATTATTAGGATCTATTTTGTCAAAGTGTTCGCGGTGTGTTATACCACCATATACTACTTCAAGAAGGTACTTATAATAAGGATCTTCACTAGGCTTATTCTTGTTGATCGGCTCCATCTGATAGTTAGCTTTAATCTCTAAGATAACGTTTTCTATCTTTTTATATGGTGTGTTATAATAGTTTAGTATAGGAGTCTTATCACCTTTCCAGAAGAAGTAGAACGTTCGCTCTCTAACTTGTGGTACTCCATGCAGAAGACTCTTAGTACGATACAGAGTCATAGTATAACCGTGCTTATTACCAATAGCGATCAGCTGGTTTCTAATAGGCTCACCGATCTTTCCAGCTAGTGCAGGAGCGTTCTCTCCCCAGAATACTTTAGGCTGCATCTCACCTAAGACATATTCTGCAGATTCTAACATCCATTTATTATTTGGATTATGTTCGCCATAACCAGTAGATAACATTGATAATCCAGCACATGGACATACACTAGAAACAACATCTACTTTATGTGGGTGTTTTCCACCTTCATCTAATAGATAATATGGAACTTCATAATCCCAATAATTGAGTAAATGCGCATCATGATTTTTAAATGGTGTATAACTTAAAATATAGTCTGGTCTGTTACCAAATACGGCCGCTGATGCTAGTGCTTCTCCACCAATGAGTGGAATAATTGCGGCATGCTTCATTTAAATCTCCAAGATCTTAGTCAATTCATCACGCTGTACTTTCTTATCCAACGGATGATTATCATATAAACAGTCATGCTGATATTTAGCCAACTTTTCTAGCTGTGTGTTATCCATATTTTCTATATTAGCAATATTTAAACCGACATATGCATCACCATATATTACGCCTTCAACATCATCACATAATAGAATAGAACCAGCGTCTGCTACCTGCTGCACTCTAGATCTCCACCAACCTGAACCGGCGTGATAATATTTTGGAAGTAGACAACCCCAGTGCTTTACATATTCTCTGCACATATCAGGTTCTTTTAGACGTTGTGCTTTATATTCACCACGTCGTGGACCATACATAGCAATATCCCATGTAAAATTATTCTTCTTAACTACTGCATCATTCTTTTTATGATTAAGTGATGAAAACACCCAAGCTTTAATTTTAGTAGATTCTTCTTCAAAGAAAGCGTTTAAACCTATATCTTCTTCACCAAAATTATTATGTGGACCACGATTTAGATTATAGGGATTAGGATTAAAGCTAAATAATTTATCATTTGACCATCCAAGTTTAAACTTACTCAAGTCACCGCCTGCATAAGCACAAATCATTAATTTATTTTGATAAGATAATACCTGCTCTATACTTTCTAGATAGTCTTGTTTATGAGCTCGAATAGTTGCTTCATCTGAAGATCCATAATAAAGATCTAATAGATATTGTCTAAATGGATTATACTTTTCTTCATCAAGTAAGTTACGTTTAAATTGTGGAAAACATGCCATAATTTGATCTACTTGCCAATCATCAAATGCAAGAATAGCATCAGGACGAGCTTTAATAGCATAAAGACCATCATATAAAAATTGACAAAATGACTGTATAGAATGAAGATATATAATCACACGATCATAACTTGATAGATCTTCACCAATATTTACTGGTCGTTGTTCTACTTCAAATCCCATATCTTCTAAACAGCGAATCAATGAATAATGAGAGTTTAATATTCTTAATTCTTTAGTTAAGAAATAATCTCTAGTACATTGTTCTTTATTAAATCCAGTTATTAATATTTTTTTCATATTTTATCTCATGTTGTATGCCGGCTTCGTCAAACATTTCGGATGTAATTTTATAAGAATCTTTCCATTTATCTCTTATAGTTTCAGGATAACACATATATGCGCGTTTAATACCAACTTGTATTACACCTTTAGCACATTCAGAACATATTGGTAATCCATATACATATAAGTCTGCTTCATTTAAACTTACACCATTGAGTGTCGCATTATATATACAATTCATTTCGCCATGAACTACATACTTATATTTTGATTCTCTATCATTTAATCTATCATGTCTATCTTCAATATTTCTAGGAAAACCATTGTAGCCTGTACTTAATATCTGACCACGTTCACCAACAGCTACTGCACCAATTTTAGTAGATGGATCTTTAGACCAAGTTGCTACATGTTTTGCTAGATTTAAATATTTAGATGACCAAGCTGAAGTGTCTTTCATAGACATGAAGAGATCCTACATTCCAGTAAATATCGCCACGATTAACTTTTAATTCTTTTGCTAATTTATTTAAAACATGATCTTGCCAAGCATAATCATTACGATAACCATAAACAACATCATTACTTCTCATTTGTACAATAGCATTTAATTTATTATCACGAATTAAATATTGTACTGCATTTGTACACATAAAATCAGACATACCATGATAATTATAATCATGCCACATTGATGGTCTTGTATAAATCATAATAGCACGACGTGAATCTGGATTATTATTAAGTTCATTTAAAGCATTATGATATTGATAATGATTATCATGTGACCATATACACCAACCATAATTTGAATTGATATAACCATCTTCATCTGCCACTTTCTTCCATATGGCAGGTGTATCTTCTAGATCTCTAACATTCAGAGACATCGACTTATACCATTCTAGTTCTTTACGAATATATTCTTCGTTTACTTCGCCAAAGATAGTAGGTTCATTGGCAATAAAGTTAGCGCCAATGAGTTCAATCGTCTTAACACCAGTCTTATCAATTACAAACTTTTGTTTTTGTAATTGATCTTTAAAGTATTCTCTAATATTAGATACATTAGCAACCAGCATCTTCTACCTCATTACTAGCTGATATTGTTACAGTATTAAAATCTGCAATAGAATATGTTGCTACAGGTATTTTTTTATTTAAGAAATCACGCATTGAATCTTGACCTTCCATCTTACCGCGTGAAAATGCTACAAAGAAAGAAGCATAGTTAATAAGATCTTTTGCTGAATCTTCAAGCGATTCAAAGTTTGGTTTATAGTTCTTATCATATTGCATGGCTTCCATAACAGAACGCATACGAAGCACTTTAGCTTGCATAGTATCTAGAATAGTTTGACAACCATTTGGATAATAGTCAGCTTGTTTAATAGTTGAATTGGGATTCTGATAATCATTTGATTTTTTGTTCTGTAAGTCTATACACTCTTGCAGAACTTTTATTGAATAACGCTCACTCATGCTACCTCACTTGTATAATGAACATTTTCACGGAAAAATGCATCACCATTTTTCATTGCATTCTTATGATCATAATATAATTTCATAGTAAACTGTGAAGGTCTTACATATTTTTCAAACGTTTTAGCATTTGCTAAAAGATGAAAAGCTACCGTATAATGAGTAGAAGTTTTAAATACTTTACCAGATACCAGAAAGTCTACTATATCAATATTTTTCCTAAATGTCAATACATCTCTTTCATTAAAAGAGAACCATTTTTCAGCCCATCTTTTACATTCAAAAGTTTTTCCATTTTCTAAATCAATAACATCATATGCATAAGAAGTTCTATCGGTATGATCAAAATCTTTAGGATTAAGTTGCATACCAGTTTGTTGAGCTAGTGCATGTTCAATCACAGCTTTTTCTACACATTCATATACATTTGAATAATTTCTTTTATTATGATTACGCGCTTTACAATTATAAATTTCATCTGCCATTTTTTTAAATTTAGCATTAAGTTCCGGAGTCTTTTTTACATATATAGGCTCCGGAACTAATATCGTATCTGCATAATCTTTTAAAGTTTTCATTTTAATCCTCGAAGATTTTACTCACAAGTCCATGATTACCTTCATGCGACGGTCCAACCCAGCCCTCGGGTTTAATAAGATCTGGAAGTCCAAGTGGGTTAGGTCGTGAAGGCTTAACACCAGGAGTCTTATTCATATTAGCTTTTAGAACCTCGTCCCATGCTTTGTATGAATTTACACCAAAACCATCAAGTGTACCAATTGCTACTACACATAGATCAATAAGTGCATCGACTACATCTTCAGCAGACTTAGCTTCTTTAAGTTCATTTAACTCTTCTTGTAAGAAGTTAGCACGAAACTCTAAAAACTTTGCAAGCTTATCTTTATCCATAGCATTTACAACGGGATGTACCTTATAATGAAGATGCATTTTATAAATATCATCTACCCAGTTAGAACTCATTATATGATCCTTTCATATTAGATCGAAATTAATAATACAGCGATAAGTTTCTTTTGGATTTGTAGAGCAATGATATCTTGCTCCATCAAACATTACAAATCTTCCTTTCTTTGGACTCACTCTTTTATGTTCTTTTAATTCTACATTCTTTGAACCAAACTTCGTATCATACATCGTCTGTTCGTATAGAATGGTGTCACCATCAGAATCGTTAACATAATACACGCACGCGTAGTGTGGTTCTGGCACGTCGATATGTATGCCGTTATGTTCTTTAACGAATTTAGGATTCAATGGTACTTGAAGAAAGGCTCTATTGTAGAGTATATCTTTAATTTCTATTTTTGTCTTTTCAATTATAGTGTTGATGATCGGAACGGAGATGGCTTCATAGTATTGAGACACTATACCCATCTTAGGATGTTTAAACATCTGATTAAAACCGTAAGTAGGATACTTCTGCGGCTTTGATGGATACGTCATATCGTCTACAAAAGTCCAGTTTCCTTTCATAATTAATTTGTGATATTCGTCTTGTTTTTCTACTGGAATAACATCATCAATTACAACAGTATCTTTTAATTGTAGATCCACTCTGGAGCCTCACGATTTTTCCATCTATGTAGGTTAGTCTTACCAATTTTATAATAATTACGATAATTGTCAATAGGATTATTAGATATGATGTACTTCTTATCCATACAAGAAGGCATAGGCGTCCAATCAAAATCTTGTAGATTTTTAGGTGGTGATTGAAGCATGTAGCTCAATTCACCAAAACACTTATGTTCTTTTTCATAGCGATAGGTGTATTCAGCCATAAGAGCAAAGAAATGATCTACAAGCCAATTATAATTTTCAATGCTGCTCCGAGTCCATACACAACTAGGGTGATTAATGTGCGTAGCTGAGTATAATACATTATCGCGACCATCTCCTAGTAACCATAGTTTCTTCTTACGAGTCTTAACAGTTCCATCTATTTGTTCTATATCTGCTTGTATCTGTATTTCTTTACCATCGAGGATACGATGAGCAGTAGACAGTAGCTGAGCTGACTCGAGTATCATCTTGACTACGTGCTTGTCGACCATCCACTGCGCAGCTTGAACAGGATTCTCATCGATATAGAATATATTCATCGATCATACTTTAAGAACATCTTGACTATGGAATATACTGACATGACTATGATTATAAACCACAGCCAAGAAGAGATATACGATAATCGTTCATCGAAATGTTTGTTGAGCATATCAAAATCAAAGTACTTCACAGAGTCTTCTCCATAACATAAGCGTCATAGTTATCGGCGTAATAGTCATCTATCATTCCAACTATATTATAACCTCTTTTTGAATAAATGTCAATAGCTTTTTTATTATTAACATATACCTCAAGAATTATCTTTTTATAAGAAGAAGAGTAATGATCTACAAAATCCATTAAGAAGCTACTCAAACCTTTTTTCTGATATTGAGGAGCTATAGAGATAGACTCAACTCCAATAGTCTCATGATCTATAAAAGAAAGTATTAGAGCTCCTGCGGCTATACCATCTACCATTAAAAGAAAAACATCGTATCCATTTTTAAAACACTGCTCATAATATTCTAGATCTTCATGAAATATCTTCTCGAAACTTACGTCGTCGATATTCTTTATGATTACGGCATCTTCTATTCTCGCTGGGATTATTTTCTTTTCCATTTTCTGAACGCCTGATCTTTATGAAACTTATTAGCCTTGTCAAAAAATTTAATGCCATCTAGATGATCCATTTCGTGTTGAAAGACTCTCGCTGACATACCAATAAATTGTCTAGTGATAGTATCGCCATTTGGTGTAGTAAATCTAACTCTAACCATTGAAGGTCTTTTAACTTTGACCAAAAGTCCTGGATACGATAAACAACCTTCTTCTAAGACAACTTTATCATTTGATACTGTCACAGTCTTTGGGTTAAAACAAACAAAGTTTTCTGGTGCTCCTCTCATAGCAAATATGCGATAAGGAACACCTACTTGATTTGCTGCAAGACCTAATCCATTATTCTCATACATGAACGCCATCATATCTTTGGCAAATTCGATAGGATCAAATGGAGGATTCTTAAAATCAAAATCCTCACATACTTTTGTCAAAATAGGATTATCTTGTTTTACTAGTTCCATTACATTAAGCTCTTTGCATATTTACAACGATTAGCAAAACCATCACCGTTCTCAGGATTAGCTGTAGTATAGCCGCGTGGTCGTTCATAACCAATAGCTACTAACAGCGCCTCATCTATATCTTTTGTTTTCTTTAATTTATTGCCTACATTCTTCTGTGAGCCCTTAGTAAGCTCCCAATTAACAAATCGCGCTTGCGTATCTAGATCGCCCATGTCTTTGTCTAAAGATTTTGTGAATCTTTCAAGATCCGCAAGTCTATCACCTCTCCACTGAGCGATACCATAAGCGGTATGCTTATCACCCCAAACATTACAGCGAAGGTCTGTATAAGATTCTTGCATGAACTGACCACACATAGCTGCTGCCTGAAAGTCTTTCCAACCGAGATCGATCAATACTTGTTTTACGTACAGTGGTCTATCTTTTCCTTTCAGGGCATTTGGATCAATTGCGCCGGCTGAATATAGTCCAAGTGGTTGTTCACTAAAATTAAATTCATCAAAATTAAATAATTTCTTTAACCATCCAAACATTTTCTACTCCTGTAACTGTGAGAAATTTTTGTTTTTAACAAATTTTAATACATTATTAAATTTTTCATTCATATGTTCTTTATGAGATATAATAATTATATTACTATCTTTTGATATATCTCTAATTATATTCATTAGATAGTCTGTAGCATTTTGATCAAGAGAAGAGTCAAATACTTCATCCATTATTAATAAGTTCGTATTAATTGAATTTCTAAGTTTAGCTACAGATCTCCAAGTAAATAAGAGTGCAAGATCGATCTTCTGTTTCTCACCTTCTGAGAAAGAAGAATAAGTAAAGTCATCTCTATATCTAGACTTAATAGTCTCATTAAATTCTTCATTGAGCTCAAAAGATACAAAGAAGTCCATTGAAGATAGATACTTATTAATTAACTTGTTAATGACCGGTATATATTGTCTAATGATCTTAGCTTTAATACCACCATCTTTAAGCATAGATCCAGCTATAGATAATACATTTTTATCTTCAGACAATTCATTATACTTTAATTCTATTTCTTTGAGATTATTTTCAAAGTCAGTAATCTTTACATCTTTTTCAATTGTATGTTTCTCATTTATATCTTTAATATCTTTTTGTAGTTGATTATAATAACGAGTCATAGAGTTTATGTTGGTGACTAATTCTATCTTTTCCATCTGAAAAGACTGAATATCACTATTAATCTTCATTATTTCTTTTAATCTATTATTAGCATTCTCATATTTTTTAGATAGAAGTTCAAGACCACTTTCTATCTCTTTGATCTCAATCATCTTATTTGCAATAGTAGTCTTACGAAAGTCTTCTTCTATCTCTTGTTTACAAGTTGGACAATTCTGATGGTCATGAAAGAACTTCACATCGTCATTTAACAATGAAGCTTTTGCCTCTATCTGATGACGAAGTTTAGACAGTTTGTTTATCTTCTTAGAAATGCTATCGTTATCTTCGATCTGTGACTGTAGTGTCTCTATGTCTTTTTCAATTAGTTCATGTTTTGATTTAGCGCTATTTAACTGATCAAGAGTATCTTTTAAAAGCTCTTGTTTCTCTTCTATTAGTTTATCATTGTTTGTCTGCATCTCTTTAAGATGCTCTTTAGTCATTTCAATCTTTGATTCAATTAATTTCTTTTCAGACAGTATTGAATTTATACTATCATTATTGAGCAATACTTTATCTTTAAGTAGTGAATTCATCTTAGTAAATATTTGTAAGTCTAATAGATCTTCAATAATTTCCCTACGTTGACCTCCAGGTAATTGCATAAATGGTTGAAATGTAGCAGAACCTAAGATTACTACTTGATTAAAAGATTTATGATTTACTTTAATGATTTGTTTTTCAAGTATCTCTTGATAGTCTTTAACGTCTGCAGATTGGTTTAACAGATCTCCATTTTGATATACTTCAAAGAGGTTTGGTTTAATACCACGAACAATTTTATACTGATTGGTACCAATAGAAAATTCAAGTTCTACTAAACAATTCTTTCCAGTAATAGAATTTACTAATTGTGGTTTAGTAATTTTGCGAAAAGGTTTACCAAATAGAGCAAATGATAATGCATCTAATAATGTAGATTTACCAGCACCATTAGTACCAACTATGAGTGTAGTATCTTTTCTACATAAATCAATTTCAGTGAACACATTACCAGTTGATAATAAGTTCTGCCATCTAATCTTTTTAAAATATATCATTTATTCTCACATGGTGGATTAGGAACATCAAATAATTTATTACAAATTTCACAATAGTATTTTATTTTTGGTCCGCCATATATTACTTTAATATCACATTTTTTCATTTTCATACTCAATATTGTTATTAGTACCAATCCAAAGTGTACCACCATTTGGTAGTGGATTATTTATGTCTCTTACTATTATAGATGGTCCATTTATTTTAACAGATTTGGTAAGTTCTATTATTCCATCATGTAAAACATAACAACATGGAATCTCTTCATCTATTTTTTTACGAAAGTTTTTTTGATTTAGATATACTCTATTTTTATCAATATGAATAATGTATTTCATTTCTTTATATGATTCAATTTCTGTACATTCAAAATCAGAATCTGTTTCCATATAAACAGCTTTATTATTAATATCCGAACAATAATTTAATAAAACTTTAGAAGGTCCTAATATTCTCATTGCTTCTTTACAACCAAGAATTCTTTTTTCAGTCTTTATTTCTGTAGCAGTTATCACAATTCCTTTATATTCTATAAACTGTAAAGCATTATTTCTATTATTAACATCTATTCTATATTTCATTCTAGTGTCAATGCCTCATGATATAAATCTACTATTTTATTTTCTAATTTAACTTTATCAACGCCTTTAACATCTACACCAGATATATATTTTTTAAAGATATCAATTGTACTTTCAGCTTCATTAATAATATCTTGATCTTCTTCTAAACCAAGATTTAGATGATCTTCAACGATTTGAATATCTACTGGATTTTGTTTTTCAATATTATCTACAAATTTTTCAAACCAAAAAGGATTATTCTTTTCTTGAACAATAACTTTTACGATTGATCCGGCAAATTCAGTATAGTCCATTTCAGAGTCTAGAAACTCTTCACTGCCATCATTATACCATACCTTTTTAAACATCTTATATGGATTTTCAATAAATTCTAAAGATCTAGTTTCCGTGTCAAAAATGTGAAAGCCTCTAGGATCATTATAATCAGACCAAGTATACTCTGCAGGAGAACCAAGATAATAAATGTTACCATGGTGTGACCTATGATGAAAATGCCCAGAGCAAACAATATCAAACCGTCCAAAAAGCTGAGGGTCATCTCCGTGCGATACAATCGATCCTTTAAACATTTCGAACCCCTGGATTTCAAGATGTCCGAACGCAATTTGTGCATCTGTATTCCTTATTAGATTAAGTGAATGATCTCTATTATCATCGCAAATCCAAGGAATAAACAAAATTTTAGTATTATCAAATATCACTTCTGTTGATCTATTATATATATTTATAGGATACCGATTAAATAATTCAATAAACGAACTGACTTCATTAGTATTTTTATGATAAGTATCATGATTACCAATAATTTGGTGCCAGTCGATGCCACGTTCTAAAGCCGGCTCTATTAGATCTTTCCTGAGTCGGTATGCGGTATTAATATTGATGTATTTTCTACGATCAATAATATCACCGCAATGGACAACATTTTTAATATCATTATCATCGAGATATTTATAGAATACATTATTATAAAACCTTTTCATATAATCGTGAAAAGCAATAGAATCATTTCTGACTCCAGCATGTGAATCAGTAATAAGTGCAATTTTCATTTATTTTATTCTACGAATATTAATAGAATTGCCATTATTTTTAACAATAGCAGAAGCGCAATAATCACGGATCGTCTCTAGACGCTGAAGCAGTATTTGCTTCTCGTTGTCTCTTAGATCTTTATTGTTTAGACGTTCTACAATATCTACGACATTTATTGGAACGAGATGTAGGTTCTTATTCATTTTCATCTCCTGAGAATCTTTCAACTCCTACCATTTTACTTGACTTTTTAGTCTTTGTCAACTTTGTTTTATCTTCAAAAGAACGAACGATCTCAGAAGAGTATTCATTTGCTTTAAGATGTATATTTTCGGCGTCTGACCAAAGTTCGTTCATTATAAAACTATTCTCAAAGTTCTTGTGTTTAATATATGTCTGCTTCTTTTCTTTCTGGATACGCCTGATAAAAGCGTTCCAAGCTATCTGAGTAAAATAGGCAAATGGGTTATTAGTTCTTTCTGGGTCAAAGTTATCGACGGCGGCCACGCAGTCCATGATGGCGTCTGATATCATGTCTGATTTATATGTGTAGCCAGAGAAATTTGGTTTCTTGGCTAAATTAGAACAAATCAATAATATCGATTCACCAATATATTTTGGTATCTGAGGAATGTTGTTCGCTCTCTTCTCTTTAGCTTCTTTAACTTCATTCTTATGATGAATCATAGCGCCATAGAGTGTCTTATTATTAATATAGTTATTTTTCTTTCTGGGTTTCTTCTCTGTAGTTTCCATTATGGCGCCTTTACGTTAAGTTTCACTTGATAAATCTTATAACGAAAACGTTCTTCATTATATATCTTAATTCGTTCCATAAAGTGTAGTATGGTGAAGTTCTTCTTGTTCTTCCATGTTAGATCGTCTGCTATGTCGTAAAGGGTAGCAGCAGTCTTAGTATCAGACTTACGTAACCCCCTGCCAATGGACTGAAGATTCCGTATGCGAGACTTGCTTGGGCTAGCAAAAATAATAGAATGAAGATTCTTAATATTGACTCCGGTAGAAAAAGTACCAAAGCTAGCGACAATAATAGCATCTCGTTCATTTTCTACAATCCTTCTAATCTCTTCGCGTTCCTCACCGTCGACTGCGCCAGAGACAAAGAATATCTTTCTATCTCCAGCTTCTTTCTCTAACATGTCTCTTAGTATTTTACCATGTTTTTCAACAAATTGAAACAATAAAAGTGTGTTCCCGGTAAGTGATAACGCTAAATTTTTAATAAAGTTATTTCTCTCTGGAAGTCTTACTAGATAGTCTATTTCATCCTGATACTTCATCACCGATACCATCTTACGAACTTCATCGGAATAACTAAGTACTAAAGCTTTAATAGAGAATTCAGCAAGATGTTTCTTATCTATTAACTCTTTAGTAGATATAACTTTACGAACAGGTCCAAACAATCCTTCAAGAACAAGCTTGTTTGTTTCACTTCCATCCAGAGTTCCGGTAAAGCCAAAGCGATATTTACAGTTATCAAGCTTAGAAAGAATAGAAGTAAGCGATTTTGCTTTAAAAAGATGCGCCTCATCACCGATCACTACATCAAAATTTGAGAAATACGTCTTAGGTAGTTTGTAAATTGACTGCCAGGTCGTGATGGTAATAGGCTTATCTGTATCTTTAGGTTGTCCAGAAAATACACGATGTACCCACATATCAGAGTTAAACCCGTAGTCAGCAAAATCAGAGGCAAGCTGACTAACAAGAGAAGTAGTTGGAACGATAATAAGAAACTTACCTTTAAGCAGTCCAAGATAATACCTCATAATTAAATATATTATAAACGATTTTCCAGAAGCAGTCGGGGATAGTAGTAGTGTTCTACGTTCTCTAATAGCATGTATAAAAGCTTCTAATTGATAATCTCTAGGTTTAAATTTAGGAGACAATTTATTAATAAATTCATTTGCTTCTTTAATAGAAAACTCTTCAGAACTAAAATCTGACAAGTGTTCTACTATATATTCTCTAGTACGACAAAATTCTTCAACATATCTTAAAAGACCGGCATATAATAGTCCGGACATTGGATTATACAAATATATAAATCCATCCCAAAATTTACTTCTATAGCTTGGCATATACTTAGCGCCTGGCACAGCAAACTTGAAATACTCTCTAAGTTCCATGGCTATAGAAGGTTCGCATTTTATTTTGATGTAGACTTCATCATATTTTTCAATTTCAACAATATCCATTCATTAATTTCCGTTTCTCATGCATCTTTTTCATAGATTCAGCAATTTTTAATTTAGTTTCTTCAGAATGTTCAGTACCTAATCTACTATTTCTAATATTTTGTTTTGTTTCATTAGATCTTTTTTTATTTAAATTATTAATTTTAATTTTTTGCTTTGTTTGTTCGTCTCTAGATTTACCTATTTTAGCTATAGACATCTTGTTTTTATGTTCTTCTGATTTTTTTATTCCTGTTAAAGAAATACCACCTTTTTTACCACCGATTGATTGCTTTGTTTTAATAATTTCTTCTTTACCAATATGGCCAAATAATCCCATCCAAGCAAGATAGTCTTCTTGTTTACCATATTCTTCCCATAATTTTTTATGTGCTTCAGCATGTTCTTCTATAGTTAAACAAATAATATTAGATGGATCGTCTGATCCACCCATATGTTTTGGTATTATATGATGATGGTGATAAATATTCATAGCTGTGTCCTCCTTGACATAGAGTCCGTAGAGCGCCAACTCGTGACGGACATAACTATTTATATATTTTATGCTCCCATCGTAAACTTCTGCCACTCAATTACATTTTTGATAATAAAGTTTCTATTAATAATAGTCTTTATTATAGAATCAAGAAAGTCGATCTTCTCATGCTGCATACCGATCTTAAGACTCAGATTAATCATATCCTGATCTGCATCAATATACATTGGAATATCACCCTTTAGTATCATACCACGCGGCGGTAGCTTCCAACCTTTTTGTTTAGTCTCTTCATTGGGTCCTTGAGTAAGGAACTCAAACTTATCTAACTTCAATTGCTTCATCTCAGACTCAAGTTTTCGAAGTAATAGTCTTTCTTTAATAAGAATATTATAATATTTAGAATGAAGTTTTGGAATCGTTAGAGCTTCATCACCAAGCTCTGTTTTATCTATCTTTGTATCAGACTCCCATAAGTTCATTATTTCTTCGATATTCATACACGTCTCCAACAATCATTATAGAGTATTATAACAAATAAACTACTATTTGTAAACTTTTTTGTTTACAGATCTAGGAAACATTGGTATAATAGATTC